TTTGGAGAAGATGTATGCCTTTTAAGAAAGGAGATTTCAATATAAATAGACAAGGAAGACCTCAAGCTAAGGATTTAGTTAATCCTAAATCTCTTTCTGGAGCAGAAATCCGTGAGCTAGATATGCGCAAAACATTGAGAAAGTTAAAACCTCTCAATAATAAAGCAATCACTGTTCTTGCTAAGATGTTAGACGATGACGCTACTACGGAAGCTGCTAAAATTAAGATTAGTGTTTTCATTATGAAAGTATATCAAGAAATGATGGATGATTTAGATAAGCCTCTCAACAACCAAGCTTCTGAAGATAAGGATGATGAAGATTTTGATTACACCCCTGCTGTTTCTTTTAAAGTAATTAATGGTGGCAATTAGTGTTAATTGAGTTTGTCATTTAAATAAAACAAGGAGCATTTAGTGCAAGAACAAAAACAAAGAGAAGTAATTGCTCCTGCCAGTATACCACAAGAGTTGTTTATGAACTCTGATGCAGATATTACTATTGCTAGTGGTAGTGCTGGTAGTAGTAAATCTTATTCTATTTTATTAAGATGGTTTAGATATGTAAATTGTCCACATTCTCGTGGTGTTATCTTCCGAAGAACTTCCACACAGTTAACCTCTCAAGGTGGTTTATGGGATGAAGCTCAATCCTTATTCCGTAGAGTTTATGGTAATAAGCTAAAAATCAGTCAGAAGCATATGAAGATTACGTTCCCTAGTGGAGCGTCTTTGCAGTTCAGTCACTATGAAAACGAAGCTGCAAAAGAGAAGTTCAAGGGTTTACAGGCTGACTATATTGCTTTTGATGAGATGACAGAATTTACCGAAGAGATGGTAACATATTTGTTATCTCGTAATCGTAACGCTCTAGCCGAATTAGACCATAAAGCTTGCTTAGTTGGTGCAACTAACCCTCATTGTGATTCATTCTTAAAAGAATGGGTGTGGTGGTGGTTAGACCCTGAGACTGGTATCCCTGACCCTGAAAAGAGAGGTAAGGTTCGTTACTTTGTTAAACAACGTGACGGTACTTTAGATTGGTACGATACAAGAGAAGATGCTGAAAAGGTTTATGGTACAGATGAAGATAATGGTGTCAAATCCATGTGTGTCATTGGTAGTACCGTTTATGATAACCCTTACATATCTAAGGCATATATTGGTAACTTGAAAACACTATCTCGTGTAGAACAAGACCGACTACTATACGGAAGTTGGACAGCACGAGAAGAATCTACAGGTTATTTCAAACGTGACTGGTTAACTAAAATAAACCATCCTCCTATTAATGTTGTCCAAAGAGTACGAGCTTGGGATTTAGCTGCATCTGAACCAAGTGAATCATATAAAGACCCTGACTATACAGCAGGTGTTTTAATATCTAAAGATAAAGATAAAATTTACACAATTGAGCATGTAGTACGTTGTCGTAAGAAGTTCTTAGGTGTAGAGGAGTTAATCCTTAAGACCGCCATAGAGGACGGTAGAGACGTTGTGATTACATTACCTCTCGATGCTGGTGCTGGTGGTCAAAGTTATGCTAAGACTTTACAAGGTAAGTTAGCGGATTACGGGTTTACTGTTAGATTAATTAAACCTAAAGCTAATAAGGTATTACGTTTTGGTGCTTTTGCTGCAATAGCAGAATCAGGACGTGTTCGTTATGTTAGTGATGAAAGTTACCCTGTCGATCAACAATGGAATAACGCATATTTGAACGAATTAGAAATGTTTGATGGTGGTAGGAAAGGACATGACGATTAACAACTAGGTCGTCAATAAACTGTGTGAATTCGGTGGACATCTCAAGTAGACAATACCGAGCGAAGCTACAATAAGGGTTGATAAGATTTGTCATATAGGCAAGCACCTAGTAGAACGTGTAACGACTATCCCTGATGAGTGTAAGGGAGTAGGGTCAAGTGACTCGAAGCGCACAGCCTAGAAATAGGAAGATATAGTCTGAACTACATAGCGATATGTAGCAGCTTGAATAAAGCGGAGATAGATTAACGCACTATCTTGAACACAATGCAAGTAGATGCCACATCAGATGGCTATAATCATATTAGTAAACAATTAGTATTACCATCTTTCAATATTTCTTCGTTTACAAAAGAAAACCAATTTTCAAGAGATTTTTAATGCAAGGAACAGAATATGAGTGATAAAACAGATGTTACCAAAGCATCTAAAGAGTCTTTGAAATTTACAATTGATCAGTTGGGTTATACTGGACTCAAGATTGCTAATGGTACGATCAATGAGGAGATTAAACGAGAACTTCAATTCCCTCAAAGTATTATGACATACAAACAGATGGGATATGATAGTACAATTGCTTCAGCACTTAGTTATTATGAGCATATGATGCTTAAAGCAAACTTTGAAGTTAAAGCACACCCTGAAGCTGATGAAACACAAAAAGAGTATGCTAAATTCTTCCAACAGTGTTTAGACGATATGGAACATTCTTTACAAGACTTCGTTCAAGAAGTTTCTAGTATGAATCAATATGGTTTCTGTGTGAATGAAATCGTACTTCGTAAACGTTTATACTCTAAAGGGTCATTATATAATGATGGTAAGATCGGTATTCGTAAATTACCAATCCGTTCTCAAGATAGTATTTCTAAATGGGAGTATGACGAAGATCAAAACTTAATTGGTTTGACACAAACTGTTGCTAAGACTGGTAAACGTGGACAAGTGTTGTTATCTTCCAAAGGTGAAGAAATCTTTATTCCACGTAATAAGTTTTTATTATTTCGTTTAGGTAAAAAGAAAGACTCCCCTGTTGGGGATTCACCTTTAAAAGCTTGTTACTATTCTTGGAAGTATAAAGTTGCTGTAGAAGAACTGGAGTCCGTTGGTTTAAGTCGTGATCTTTCAGGAGTTCCTGTCGCATGGATTCCACCACAGATTATGGCAAACGATGCTGATGAAGCAACCAAAGCACAGTATAATGACTGGAAGAATATGGTTCGTAATTTACAACAGAACCAACAAGCAGGAATGGTTTTACCATTGATGTACGATGAGAATAGTAAACAACCAGCGTTTAAATTTGAACTATTAAAGAACGAAGGTGGTAAAGCTTACGACACATCAAGTATTAAACAGTATTACAGTAATGCGATTCTTACAGCTTTAAGTGCTGATCTTTTGGTAATGGGTCAAGGTAGTACAGGTAGTTATGCTTTAGGTAACATTAAGAACAGCTTATCTGCTATTGCTATTGAAGCCAAAGTAAAAGAGATTTGTAACGTTGTTAACCAACATTTAATTCCTATGATTGGAAGAATGAATGGTTGGGATATGACAAAACTCCCTTACTTAAGTGTTGACGATTTAGAATCTATTTCACTCGAAGAGGTATCAAAATTTTTGCAACGTGTAGGTAGTATTGGTCTTTTACCTAAGTCACTTCCTGTTGTTAACCGTGTACTCAATCTTATAGGTTTAGACTCATTACCTGACGATACTGATTTAACTGAGCTGTTAACAGACAATACAAGTAAGAGTGGGCAAGAACTCAATAATCCATTAGAAGGTAGTAGAAGAACTGCTGGTGCTGGTAACGACAACGATAATAATTTAGATAATGCAGGGTAATGAATTATCCATAATACATAACTAGAAATAATGATTAATGCTTATATTTATAAAAATATTTAATTAAAGTGTTTACAAAGTAAATTCTTAATTATATAATACAGCTATAAGGCAATGAGAATTGCTACACAATAAATATAATCTTACTCACAACTAAAATTAAAAGGGTAAGATAAATACCAGCTAAGAAACGAACATCAAATGTTCCTATTTTTAAGCAAGCACAAGAAGAATTAAAACAAGCAACATTCCTTGTACTCTCTCCTGATGAAGTTGATCTACATGGTGATATTTACGATGCTACAGAAGTTCGTAAAGCCTGTCATAACTTCAACACACATTGTCGTAAAGCAAACCTTTTACACCTCTTTGATACTGAGTCTTTCTCAATTGTAGAAAGTTATATATCTCCTGTTGAAATGCAGATGGGAGAAACGATCATCAAAGCTGGTAGTTGGTTATCTGTTTTACAGTTTAACGATGATGAGATTTGGGAAGGTGTAAAGTCTGGGGACTATACAGGAGTAAGTATTGGTGGTGTTGCTCAAGCTGAATCATTAGAGGAACAAGATGACTAATAAACGAAAAGCTAAAAGACGATTAAGTGATATTGACTTCTCTAAGGAAGGTTCTCACTTAGCTCTTGTCCATAAGGTACAAGGTGGTGCAGCTTCAGGCTACACTACGTTAATCACTAAAGCTACGGACAAGTATTCAGAAGAGTTTATTCAAAAAGCATCACAAATTCGTGTAACACTCTCTCTTCCAGATTTCTTAGAAAAATTCTTTCATATTTGGGGAGATGATGCAGAAGTCTTAGCTACAATGTTTGGCTATGTTGAAAGTGAAGATGACTCTGATGAGTACAGTCAGGAAAGCTTTTGGTGTTGGTATCGTGATAAAGCATCTAAAGAAGGCAACCTAGATCATTGGGGCGATCCTTTAACTAGACCTACAGATGCAGACAAGCAAGCATGGTTACAAGACCAACTGAAAGGAATTGAGATTCTTAAATCAGCTACTCTTGCTAAAGGTAGTGCAGATTTTATTAGTGGTCTAACAGAAGAACAATATCTTTCATTATTACAAGATCAAGAATTTATTGAAAAGTCTTTCGTTAAGAAAGATATGTCTAACGACAATGGTGGCGGTAAGCCTAAACAAACTGAGGCTAATATAGCCGACACAAAGGAAAATACAATGACACAAGAGACTATTGAAAAAGCTCAATATGACGCTAAAGAAGTAGAATTACAAAAAGCGTTAGAAGAGATTCAAAAGGCTAAAGAAGAGATCGAAGCATTCAAGGCAAAAGAAAAAGAAGCTGTTGAGAAAGCTCGTGAACAAGAAGTTAAAGCTGCTGTAGAAGATGTAGAAGCATCTGCAAAACTATTCAAAGCAGTTAAGGACTTAGAAGATGAAGCGTTTAAAGACGTTGTAGAAGTTGTTAAATCTTTATCTCAAAAGGTTGAAGATCAAGCTCTATTTAAAGAACAAGGTTCACCAGATGAAGGTGTTCAAGTTCAGAAGTCTGCACTTCAAGCTATGATTGACGCTAAATACAAAAAAGCATAATAAAGGAAAATTAAGATATGACAATTATTGCCCAAGACAGTCAACGCTACTCTAACGTAGTTAAATATGAAGTAGAACCTTCTTTAGCTATTACTCGTGAAGTTGTAGTGGTTAACGATGCTGCTAAAACACTTAAACTTGGTATGTTACTTGGTAAAGTAACTGCTACTGGTAAATATAAAGAGTCTGTTCAATCTGCAAGTGACGGTTCACAAAACCCTGTTGCTGTTGTGATTGGTAAAAGCGAACTTGCAGCAGATGTAGTTCTTCCTGCAACAACTGATACAAAAGTCTTAGCCCTTGTTCGTGGTGACGCTATTGTTTCTAAAGCTGGTTTAAAACCACACAGTTCATTTGATGATGCTACTAAATTAGCTGCTGCTTATGCTTCATTAGCTACAGTACGCATTTTAGCTAACGATTCAATCTAATAATAATAACGGAGAAATATAACAATGGCGATTATTCGTGACTACGGTAACGGTTTTAAGGTTACTGACTTAACAGAAGAATTAGTTTCGATTCCTAATGAATACGGTCTTATCGGTCAACTAGGTATCTTTGAAGTAGAGCCTGTTACTCAGCACACGGTAACTTTTGAACACTCTGATCGTGTTATCGGCTTAATTGGTGATAAAGTTCGTGGTGAACGTAACAACGTTTCTAAAGACCCTACTCGTGTAATGCGTGCTTATGCGATTCCTCACTTCCCATTAGACGACTACATTACTCCACAAGATGTACAAGGTCAACGTGCTTATGGTGAAGAAGGAGTAGAGCGTAAAGAAGCAGTACAAATGCGTAAGTTAGAGACTATTCGTAAGGCTCATGCAATTACTCTAGAAACTGCTCGTGCTAAGATGATTACCTCTGGTGACATTTACGCACCTAATGGTACCGTTGTTGGTAATGTGTACACTGACTTTGGTGTAACTCGTAAAGAAGTTGCGATGGATTTAACAAATGCTGCAACAGATGTTCTAGCTAAACAACGAGTTATTGTTGACCACATTCAGGACAATATTGCATCAGGCGAGACACCTACTGAGATTATTGCTATCTGTGGAGCAGGCTACTTTGACAAGTATATCGCTCAAGCAGGTGTTAAAGAAGCGTATAAGTTCTATACTTCTACACAAGAACCTTTGCGTAACGGTAACTGGACTCAATTCCGTCACGGAGATGTTACACTACTTCGTTATACTGGTAAGTTCAAGGATGCAGCAGGAAACACTGTAGAGTTAATTCCTACAGAAGAAGCTCGATACCTTCCTCTTGGCACTATGGATACTTTTAAGACCTACTTCTCTCCTGCTAACAAGTTTGACCTTGTTAATACACTTGGTGAGCAAGCTTATGTGTTTATCTATGAAGATGCTAAAGGTAGTAAGATCGAAATTGAATCTGAATCAAACTTGCTAAATATTATGCGTCGTCCTCAGTGTGTGGTTCGTGCTGTAGCTGGTGCTATTGTTTAAATAATACTTTAAAGTTTTAATATAGTGTAAATCGGAGATTTCCTTC